ACTATTGAGGAATCAGGCGGTAAATTGATATTTAAGAATGGTGCTACTACAATTGCATCAATGTCATCAACGGGAATCATTACATCTGCGGCTAATATTGTTGCAAATGGAACACCTTAAAGGAAAGTAAATCATGGCAACACAAGTAACGCTTAATTCAGGCTCAGTTGATAGTGCTGGTAGCCTTGCACTTAAAACAAATGGAACGACAACCGCTGTCACTATTAACTCAAGCCAAGGCGTAGAGTTTAACGCTGGCGCAGTAGGTACGCCATCTATAACCACTACAGGCGACACCAACACAGGTATCTTCTTCCCTGCTGCTGACACTATTGCTTTTACTGAAGGCGGTGTAGAGGCTATGCGTATTAATTCAAGCGGGAATGTAGGTATTGGTACGGGTTCGCCTCAAGTAAAACTTGAATTATCGGGGGCTGGCCCTGTTATTTTTAGACTTAATGATACTGTTACAAACTATTGGCAATTAGAAAGTAATTCATATCTTGCTTTTAATCGTGGTGGTACTGAAGCAGCCCGTTTTGACTCCAGCGGTAACTTGGGGATTGGTACTACAAGTCCTAGCTCAACGCTGCATTTAAGCGGAACACTCCCAATCCTTACTTTTACCGATTCAAACGATTCGTCAACATCGAGGGTTTACCAAGATAACGAGGCTTTTGCTATTGATGTTGATTTTGCTAATGCCAAGGCATCCTCTAACCTTCAATTTAGAATAGACAACACAGAACGTGCCCGTATCGACTCCAGCGGTAACTTGCTGGTGGGGGCTACCAGTGCTGTGTTGACAACCAGCCGATTGACTGTAGATACAGGAAGCTCAACCGCAGCCGGAGTATTCCGAATAAACGGAACAAACAACACCAACCTGTATGTTTGTAACCAGTCCAATTCTGCATATCAGCCTTTAAGTTTTAGGGTAGACACTTCAACGGAAGTGGGAGCAATTAACTGCACTACAAGCGCAACATCCTATGTCACATCGTCTGACTACCGCTTGAAAGAAAGCGTCCAGCCAATGACCGGCGCTTTGGCAAAGGTAGCACTGCTTAAGCCTTGCACTTACACATGGAAAGCAGATGGCTCCGATGGTCAGGGTTTTATTGCTCACGAACTGCAAGCCGTAATTCCAGATTGTGTTGTTGGCGAAAAAGATGCAGTCAACGAAGACGGCTCAATCAAGCCACAAGGCATCGACACCAGCTTCTTGGTTGCCACACTGACTGCCGCCATCCAAGAACTCAAAACATTGGTTGACACCCAAGCCAGCACCATCCAATCCCTGACAACCCGCATAACTGCACTGGAGCAAGCATGACCACAACCTACACAATCAACCAACTTGACCGCAACACCTCTGATGGATTTGTCACGACAGTCCATTACAACGTCACAAAAGTAGATGGTGAATTCTCAGCATCCACCTACGGCACTGTCAGCTTTGAAGCTGGTACACCAACAATCCCCTACGCATCTTTGACCAAGGCTCAAGTAATTGAGTGGGTGAAGGACAAGCTGGGCGAGGAAGTAATTGAGGCTTCATTGGCTGCACAGATTGCTGCACAGAAGAACCCAACAACTGCAACAGGAGTACCTTGGTGACACCTGAACTTGACAAATACTATTCAGAACGATTCTCCATGATGGGTACGGAGGGTTGGAAGGATTTGTGCATGGATATTGACATTATGATAGAGTCACTCAATAATCTGAGCGTTATTCCTGATGAAAAGACTTTGATGTTCAAAAAAGGTGAACTTTCCATCTTGACTTGGCTGAAAACCTTGAAAGAGGTCAGCGAAAGAGCATATGAGGAATTGAATGAAAAGAATGTTTGATTTTGCCTGTGCAAACGGGCATAAAACTGAAAGACTTGTTGATTATGAGACAACAAGTTTTAGATGTGAGTGCGGAGAAACAGCCAACCGCACTTTATCTGCTCCAAACTTCAAGTTAGAGGGGTGGTCTGGTTCTTTCCCGTCAGAGCATGGGAAGTTCGAGAAAAAACACCTAGATCAACTGAAGTGGGAGCAAAAGCACAACTCATAAGCGCAAGCCGAGTTGAATGTCCTAGAACCGATAACGGCAGGAAAAGGAAGAAATATGTTGATTGACAATGAAGATGAGACGCTAAGTGAGTTAGATGCAGTCGAGCAAAAGAAGCAACTACCTGTTGTAGAACCCTTGTCCGAGATGCCTGAGAAATACAGGCAGAAATCTTTGGAAGAAGTGGTAAAAATGCACCAAGAAGCTGAGAAGCTGATTGGAAAGCAAGCGCAGGAAGTTGGGGAAGTGCGAAAGTTGGCAGATGAACTCATAAAGCAAAACCTCTCCTCTAAGCAGCAACCTATTGAAAAAGAGCCAGAAGTAGATTTTTTCGAGAATCCACAAGAGGCAGTTCGTAGAACAGTTGATAACCATCCTGATGTACTTGCGGCTAGACAAGCTGGTCAAGAGTTCAAAAAGATGCAGATTCAGCAAAAGCTGGCGGCAGAGCATCCTGATTTTGGTCAGATTGCTCAAGATACAGACTTTGTGAATTGGGTGAAATCTTCACCTATTCGCCTTGGTTTGTACGCAAAAGCTGATGGTGAGTTTGATTACGACAGTGCAAACGAATTGTTGAGTACCTATAAACAGTTGCGTGGTGTTAAGGCTAAACAGACTTCAGATGCAGGGGAAACCCAGCGCAAGTCAAACCTTAAGGCGGCGGGAGTTGATGTAGGTGGCAGTGGAGAGTCTGGAAAGAGGGTCTACAGAAGGGCTGATCTAATTCGGCTGAAAATGACCGACCCAGATCGTTATGAAGCGTTAAGCGGAGAAATCATGCAAGCGTATCAAGACGGCAGGGTCAAATAATTTAACCTATCGTTTTTTGGAGATTCAAAATGGCAACCTCATTTTCCCCCAGTAATTCAGTTACTGTAACCACAGCAGAAAAGTTCATCCCTGAAATTTGGAGTGATGAAATTGTAGCTGCCTACAAGAAAAACTTGGTTCTTGCGAACCTCATTATGAAGATGAACTTTAAAGGTAAGAAGGGTGATGTAATTCACATTCCCGCACCTACCCGTGGTTCTGCTTCTGCTAAAGCCGCTGAAACAGCAGTCACCTTGATTGCCGCTACAGAGTCTGAAGTTCAAGTTTCTATCAACAAGCATTACGAATACAGCCGTTTGATTGAAGATATTGTCGAAGCCCAAGCCTTGAACAGCTTGCGTAACTTCTACACTTCTGACGCTGGTTACGCTTTGGCTAAACAAGTTGATACTGACTTGGTTCAGTTGGGTCGTTCTACCAATGGCGGTGCTGGTACAAACGCGTATGCAACTGGTGCTTTTATTGGTGGTGATGGTACTACTGCTTATGTTGCCGCAAACAACAATGAGTCAGCATTGACCGATGCCGCTATTCGCCGCACCATTCAGCGTCTTGATGACACTGATACCCCAATGGATCAGCGTTTCTTCTTGATTCCTCCCTCAAGCCGCAACACTTTGATGGGTTTGGCTCGTTACACTGAACAAGCCTTTGTTGGTGGTACAAACAGTACCATTCGCACTGGTGAAATCGGTAACTTGTATGGTATCCCTGTCTTTGTTTCAAGCAATTGCGACACAGGTTCAGGCACTAATAACCCACGGGTTTGCTTAATGGGTCACAGGGACTCACTGGTTTTGGTTGAACAAATGGCTATTCGCTCACAAGTTCAGTACCAACAGCCCTACCTTGCAACTCTGTATACAGCGGATACGTTGTATGGAGTGCAGATTCTGCGTTCAGCGGCAAGCACTGGTGCGGCTAAGTCTGCATCTATGTTTGCTTTGTTGGTTCCTGCCTAATTGCAGTTGCGCCCCCTGCCCTAGTGGTGGGGGGACTTTTTTAACTTAATTAGGAGAAATCAAAATGGCAGCAGCAACAGCAGTTGTTTTAAACAGAGACAACGATTCTTTCCGAGGTTTGTTCAGTGATACATGGACAGTTACTTGCACTTTGGATTCTGCATCTGTTGCAGACCAAGCCGCTGGTACTGATACTGTGACCATTTCTGGCGTTGCCCTTGGCGATATGGTTATTGGTATGTCGGCTGGTGTAGATGAGGCGGGTTTAGTTCGCCGTGCTTACGTTTCAGCGGCAAACACAGTGACTATTGCAACAACTAATACAACTGGTGGGGCTGTTAATTTAGCATCCACTACTGTTAAATTGGTTATTGCTCGTATGGTGTAAAGATTGGGGGGCTAGTCCCCCCTTTCTCATTTAAGGGTTTTATGGCTACTTTTCGTTGTCTTCAAACAGGTAACACTGTAAGTTTTACATACCA